AGAAAAGTGTTACCGAAAAGAAAACTATTAGAAGAATACAAAAAGAAAATCAGAGAAGCAGCAGATAAGCACTCATAAACTGGGTGCTTTTTTAGTGGCAACCCCACAAGGAGAATGAAATGAAGAAACTATTTATATCACAGCCTATGCGAGGTTTATCAGACGATGAAATATTAAACAAGAGAGAAGAAATCAAACGTAAAGCAGAAAAGCGAATGGGGGAATCAATCGAATTGATAGATTCGTTCGTTACTGATTACCCCGGCGAAATTAACAAATCTATTCCTGTTTGGTATTTAGGAAAGTCAATACAATTTCTTTCGCAGGCAGATATTGCGTACTTTGGCGGAGACTGGAAGAATGCCAGAGGGTGCCGAATTGAGAACCAGTGCGCAAAAGCGTATGGGATACAGACAATCGAAGAATGATGTGTGCCGACACGCTTATGTGACAGTAAGTCACTGTTATTATGATACTAAATTAAATTGCAGGGTCGTTAAATATCACGATACCTGCATTTTTTGTGGAATGAGAATGAAAGAAAGGACATCGTACATGAATGATCCACCGAAGCGGAAGCTGCCTTATTTCGGACCACATTTACAATAGCCACAGCGCAAGGCGTAAAAAGGCGTGCAGTCAAGTGGATGCAACCCATGTGAATAAAGCGTAGACGGAAAGGTAAAAAAATGAAAAGAAAGTTTTTAGAAGATCTCAAGCTCGAAAAAGAAACGATCGATAAGATCATGGACGAGCATGGAAAAGATGTAACGAAACTGACAACAGAACGTGATAATTTCAAAAACCAGTATGAAACTGCACAAACTGCTTTGAAAGGTTTTGAAGGTGTTGATGTCAATGAACTGCAGACAAAGATATCCACGCTGAACACTCAACTTGCGAATAAGGATACAGAATGGCAGGGAAAACTTGATGAATTGGAATTTTCCGGTCTGTTGAAAGATGCTGTTAAAGGAGCAGGGGCCCGCAATGACAAGGCTGTTATTGCTTTGCTGGATGTAGCTAATCTTAAGAAAAGCAAGAATCGTCAGGCAGATATCACCACAGCCTTAGAAGCAGTCAAAAAAGACAACGCCTATCTATTTCAGGACTCCAAGACACCGTATGTTGTTTCGAGGACAGAGGGGCCAAATCAGAATACAGCTGATCAGAAAGATCAGGCAAACGCAGCGTTTAGATCGCTGTTTGGAAAGGAGTAAGTTATGCCAGTAAATATTACAAATCGACAGGATGCGGAAGCTCTTATCAGAGAGCAGGTCGTATCGACAATTTTTCAGGACGCACCGAAGCAGTCCGTATTCATGGGGATGGCACGTAAGCTGCCAAACATGACGAGCAAACAGACACGCATCCGTGTTCTGGACTTTTTACCGACCGCATACTGGGTGAATGGTGATACCGGTATGAAACAGACAACCCGCCAGGCTTGGGACAACGTGTATCTGACAGCGGGTGAGCTGGCCGTTATCGTACCGATTCCGGAAGCAGTTCTTGATGATGCAGAATTTGATATCATGGGTGAGATCACACCACGTGTCAATGAGGCAATCGGACAGTGTGTCGATTCCGCTACCATCTTCGGATATAACCGTCCGGCTGAATGGCAGTCTGATATCATCACACTGGCTCGCCAGGCAGGGAACAATGTCGCTGATACAGGTGACAAGGATCTGTATGACAAGCTGCTGGGTGAAGGCGGTGTATTCTCCAAGGTAGAAGAGGACGGCTACATGGTAAGCGGCTGTCTGTCTGCGCTAGGCATGCGTGCTAAGCTGCGTGGACTTCGTGCAACTGATGGGGCATTGATCTTCAAGAGCGATATGCAGGGTTCTACGCAGTATGCACTTGATGGAGCACCGATGTATTTCCCTACGAATGGCAGCTATGACAAAAACATCGCACAGCTGGTAGCCGGTGACTTCAAGCAGGCGGTATATGCGATCCGTCAGGATATCACAGTAAAGATCCTCGACCAGGGCGTTATTCAGGATCCGGTCACCAAGGAGATCGTATATAACCTTGCACAGCAGGACATGATTGCGCTTCGTGTCGTATTCCGTATGGGCTGGGCATTGCCGAACGCAGCAACCCGTCTTGATGAGAATCGTACCGGCTGCGCATTCGCTTACCTGGAGCCTGCAACGCCGTATACGGCACAAAAGGTGACTTTCACTGTCAAGGATGGCAGCGGTGAAGATGCTAATCTGGTAGAGAAAGCACGCGTCGATGTGAACGGCGCTAAACTGATGACAGGTGCTGATGGTACTGTGGAATTTAATTTACGTGAAGGGACTTATCCTGTGAAGATCACGAAGAAAGACCACATCACGGTCAACGATACTGTAGTCGTAGCAAAGACTGCAGTAACGAAGGATGTCGTATTGATCAAGAACCAGTAGGAGAGGGAATCCTCTCCTTACCTTTAAGGAGGTGCTGAAATGGATTATCGGTATTATAGAGATGATTACAAGGGGACGGTTAGGGAAGCGGAGTTCAATGTATTGCTTCCAAAAGCTGAAGCAGTCTTAAAGATGTATATAGATGACCGCGTAAGGACTGATCAACTGCAGGACACATTAGATGGCTATGGGAACTTCGATAAGGCGTTGTGCTTTGAAGTCGATTATATCGATCAAAATGGCGGTACAGCAGCGGTGAACGGTGCATCTGACCTCGATCTGAAGCAGGTACAGTCAAGCGGCTATACATTTCAGATGGGAAATGGCGGACAGTCCTATAAAGGGATCCCGTTTTCGCCACTCGCTAAGTCTGTAATAATGACAGAGCTACGCCGCAACGGTCTGCTCAAACTGGGGTGGAACTGGTGAGAGTGCTGCCAAGAAGATTCCGACCTCATACAGTACAGCTGATCAAGCAGCTACATGAGGATGATAACGGAGCGACAGCTGAGCAGGTCATCACGATACTGCATGTGAAAGCAGACCCAAGTTACGGAATGCAGCAGTCAAAGCGCGGGATTACAACTGATGACAAGATCATCGTGTATATAGAACTTGGTGATTACACTGCCTATGATGAAAATGACCGTGTACTGCAGTATGGAACAGATTTTATTATCAGTACCAATGATACGCTAAAATTCCGTGATGATGAATACACCATCACAGGAGTAAATGAGATATTTCTCGATGGTACGAAGCCGATCAGAGTGGAGATAACAGGGAAATGAGTGTTAAGGTAAAGGTCCAGTTTGACGGGGATGCCCGCATGTTAAAAGACCGGATGAAGCTAACAAAATGTAAAAAGAAGCTCATAAGCCAGGTTATCAAGGACACGACACCGTATGTGCCAATGCAGGATGGTATTTTGTATATGTCTGCGTTAGTTAATCAAAATCGCTATAAGGATAAAATTGTCTGGACAGGACCGTATGCACGCTTCTTGTATCACGGGAAAGTGATGGTCGGTATACGTTCACGTAGAGCATGGGCAAGACTTGGAGAAGTCAAAGAGACTACGAGCAAGGCATTGAAGTATGGTAAGACGCATCCGCTTGCCGGCCCTGAATGGTATATCCGTTCCAAAAGCAAAAACAAAGGGAAATGGGTGAAATTGACGAAAGGATGGTTCAAGCATGGCTAATGTAGCACTGGAGGATGTCAGGCAGATCGTCGAAGAGCTGTTCATGGGATACATCAGTAAGATCCAGATTCCAAACACAAAGGGATGGTATCTGGAGTATTTTCCAAACTCCAAAGAAACGGCGATCTGTTTCAAACGAATGAATGATGTTCCGATCCTTCAGCAGTATATCACTGGTGGATATAAGGCTGAGTTTTCATTCACGGTAAGCATGCAGGCATCTGTTAAGGATACCAGACATAATCTTGACATCACGAAGCCGTTGAATGACCTGGCTGCGACATTTGCACGAGAGACAAGAGAAGGGTTTCCGAATCTTACTCTTACGGATGCGAAGCCGATTAGTTTGGAAATGACATCAACACCGGTAGATGATACTGGAGAAAAAGAAAAGACGGCTACCTTCGTGGCAGCCTACAAATTAGTATATGAAAAGAAAGGAGCGTTTGAGTAATGGCATTTACACCAAAAAGTACTGTCGTCAATCGACATGAGAATCTGAACTATGCTATATGGGATGGTATCGAGAAGCCGGTCCTTGCCGGTACTGGTATCACGGACTGGACAGAGGACGCATCACCGAATACAGATGACGGACAGTATATCAATGAAAAGAACCAGCATTCCAATATGACAGGATATGCACCGTCAGTATCGTATTCGGGAGAATTGATTCCGGATAACGCCTTTGTCATGCATGTGTATGAGGTAGGTAAGAAAAAGCTGATCGGAGAGATGTTTACGGCCTATGAAGTAGAAACATGGGCGCCGATCGAAGGGTCTGCAGGGGAATTTGCAGCACATAAGTCTGAGTATGAGATCCAACCATCCAATCCAGGATCCGGTGAGGGTGGCGGTAAAATCGCACTGGAAGGAACCTTCGCACAAAAGGGTGACAGCTTGCATGGTAAATACAATGTCGCAGATGGAACATTCACAGAGGGCGTGTATGATTACAAGACCGGTACCTTCAAAGCAGATGGAGTGGGGGCATAGCAGATGAAAATCACATTACAGGAAAACATCATCCCACTAGATATTGCAGGACTACACTTCGAAATGGATGCGGATGATATCACATTGCATCAGACGATCAGCGATTTCATGGAAAAGTATCGCGGGAATCGACTTGTAACGGAAACCTTTATCGATGACTGCCGGAATACTATTGACGGACTGTTGGGCGCTGGTGTATATCGTAAGATCTTCCATAAGGATGATTTAAAGCCTTATTATGTTATCCTGCAGCTTGCAGAAGCACTAAAAGAACGTCTGGAGGAAGCTGCTACGACAGAGCAGATGAAAAAGCGTCAGCAGTCCGCAGAAAAGGAGCTTCAGGCAGTACAGGGGATCGTCAATAGTATGGAGCGGTTCACAAAGCAGATGGAATATGCGGATGGAAAGTACGGTATGAAGAATGTGGCTAACAAGAGACGACCTGCCAAGAACCGTAAGAGCAGATAACAGAGACTATACGATAGATACAGATTTCCGTACTTGGATGAAATTTGAGATTATCATGGTCGATGCAGGGATCGAAATGGATTACAAATTGTATTTCATGATACGGGGAGTCATGAACATGCCTGATGATATTTCAGAAGAGTTGATCCAGGCTCTTTTTTCTTTCTACAGGCTCGATAAACCGATACGGAAAACCTCTGGCAAGCAAGGTGAAATCGGATATCGTTTTGACTATGATATGGGCCTCATCGTAGCTGCATTCCGCCAGCAGTATGGCATCGATCTGCTTGCCGCAGAGCTGCACTGGTGGGAATTCAAAAGTCTATTTGAGGGACTTACAGATCAGACGAAGTTCATCCAGGTGGTAGGTTATCGTACTGCGGATATCTCAAAACTGGATAAGGAACAGAAACAGCGTTATACGGAATTGAAAAAGTTTTATGCGCTCCCTAAGGAAAAAGCGCAGGATAGGTCGCAGGAGGAACTAGAGGCAGAGATCTTGTCAGGACTGAAGGGCGGTGATGCGGATTGTTAGGGAACAGTGATGGCTCCATCATCATTGAGGTAGATCTTAATGATAAAGACTATGAATCACGCCTGAAGTCGATGGAGGGGAAAACGAAATCTTTCGGTACGCAGCTGAAAAGCCTTCTGAGTGCAGTCGGAATCACCAAGGCTGTCTCTGCAGGCTTCAACGCCATGAAATCATCCATAGGAAGTGCGATGGACCGCATCGATACGATGGATCAGTTCACACGTACCATGACGACGATGACAGGCTCTTCCAAGATTGCAGAACAGGCACTGGTCAAAATCAAGGATACCGTGACAGGGACTGCATATGGACTTGATGTAGCAGCGCAGAGCTGTCAGAAGTTCGTGACGTCCGGTATGTCAATGGACAAGGCAACAGGACAGGTGAAGACCTGGGCAGATGCGGTTGCATTCTATGGGGATGGTACGAATGAGACATACGCCAATGTAACAGATGCGATCGCAAAGATGGTCGCACAGGGGAAGGTCCAGGGAGATCAGTTGGACCGGTTGACGGATGCCGGTATCCCTGCAGTGCAGCTGTTTGCGGATGCGACTGGCCAGAGTTTCTCTGATGTTCGTGAAGCACTATCAGATGGCAGCATCTCATCAGAAGAGTTTTTGAATGTCCTGCAGGATGCGATGGAAAAAGGAACTAACAAGTTTGCGGCCATTGATGGTGCTGCCAAAGAGGCAGGCGCTTCCTGGAAGGGGACTTTCGATAATATGAAGGCTGCTATCACACGAGGGATGGTAGCTATCATAGAGTCGATCGACGAAGTGCTGCAGAGCAATGGTCTGCCAACCTTGAAGGAAATGATCTCCGATGTCGGAAAGGTCATGGAAAAGGGATTGAATTATGCTGCAGAGCATCTTCCGGAGTTGATCTCATTAATCAAGAAGCTGCTGCCGGTCGTAATCAGCGTGGGGAGTGCGTTCGCTGCTTGGAAGATCACAAATACAGTGAGCAAAGCGAGTAAATCTATTTCTGGATTCTTTGATCTAATGAGCAATGGTAATAGTTTGATGAATACTGTTTTTATCAAACTTGGTTCTGGAAGCGGAGCATTCTCTAAATTAGCTACAAGTGCTATCGGTGCTGGTGGAGGTATCAAGGGGCTGGGCAGCGCTTTGGTGGCTGCTGTCGGTGGG